ATCGTGGGTTCGACGTCCCGTACGAGCGGGAGGGCCGGACGTACTACTGGACACTCTCCGATGCTGACCGTGAGCGACTGGCGGACGACACGGACACCGATACTGACGAGAGTGAGGCCGATGACGGTGACGATGACGATGACGACCTCCCGACCGTCACCGAACCGGACACTGACCGCCCGAGCGCCACTGACCTCCCTGATGCGTTCGTGTCGTCTCTCCGCGAGAACGGCCTCACGTATGCGGAGATGGACCGCCGGTTCAACCTCTCCCGTGACCAAGCCAAGCGGCTTCTTGACCGGATGGCCGAAGCAGGGTGGGCCATCGATTTTGATACACTTGACAAGCACGGCACCCGGCGCTACTACATCCCCGACAAGCGGGACAAACGCTACCAGATTGGCGACGGCGACGGCACGTATCGGTTCGGTCTCATCTCGGACACACATCTCGGCTCGAAGGCCTGTCATCTCGCCGACTTGCATGATTTCTACGACCGACTCCAACGCCGTGGGGTTGACCTTGTTCTTCACGGTGGCGACATCGGCGACGGGTGGGAGGTCCACGCGAACCAAATCAACGAGGTTGTTCCCGAGGCGACTGGTTGGAACCGACTGGAGGATTACTGCGTTGAGCACTACCCCCAGCGAGACGGGATAGAGACGCTGTTCATCTCGGGCAATCACGACCACAAACTCTGGAAACGCTCGGGCGTCCGGTTCGGCGAGCAGGTTGCCCGCCGCCGGGATGACCTCAACTGGCTTGGCGACTCGATGGCACGGCTGGTGTTCGACCCGGCCGAGAACGTCGACCTTGAACTCATCCATCCGAGCGGTGGGCAACCGTACACACTCGGCTACCGGGCGCAGACGCTGTACCGCGAGCAACCCACGGACATCCGCCCGTCGATGGCGGCAATCGCCCATCTCCACGGGCGACTGTCGGCCGCCGCGGAGGGTGTCGAGTCGTGGTATACGGGCTGTTGGAAAGACCTCACGACCTACGGCAAGCGCAAGGGACACGCCGCAGAGATTGGTGGCTGGGACGTGCAGGTCCGCATCGCCGACCACCGTGTCGACGAAATCACGATGACGTGGGTGTCCTACGAGGCCGACGACAGCGAGCAGTCGAACGCCACGCTCACGGATATTCACGAGTTCGTCGACGATGACCTCACCGCCGACGCCTCGAGTATGGCTCCGATGTTCGGCGACTGAATGTATCGCCAGCGTAGCGAGCCGACAGGGTTGATAGCCTGAAGACTCGTTCCCGCCGCGCTCGGGTGACAGGCCATCCCCCAGGAGCCTGGCCGGGTTCGACTCCCGGCGCGCGGTCTCTTGTGTGACCCATGACTCAGCTCCGCAACTCTCGGCCGTGGTACATTCAGGACCGTGCCTGCGACGAGTACCGACAGACGCTCTCAACTGGCGATAAACTTCCGATGCTCAAGGCACTGAAACTCATCCGGTCGATTGTTGTCAACCTGGGGCTCATTGCCCTGGCGCTGCAGTCTGTCGGTGCTGGAGCCGATCCGACGGTCATCGGTAGTATTGGACTCCTCGTGTTGGGGGCTTACAATGGGCTGGAGTTTAGCGACTATCTCGCACTCTTGCGAGCGTATGATGAAGTCCAACGCGACAACAGCGAGTGACCACCTCCGCCTGTGAAAGCCGTACAAACTCGGCCTGTCAGCACGGGCCGCCGGGAACCTCCTGTCCCAACGGTACAGGGCGACGACGGACGTGCCTATAAGTCCAGCACGGACGAGAGGCGTAAACCGGAGTAGGGCTCCCGGCCCGAAGAGAGGAGGTGATTCATCATGGCTATTGACGCAATCGTCACGGCGGGTGTCGGGTCGCTACTCGCGGTCACGTTCATCGCCGCTGTGAGCCTGCTTGGTGCGACTGGTATCAACTACATCAACAGCCAGAGCACGAGCAACATGCTCTCGCAGGCCCTCGAAGCGAAGGCCGGCGAACGCGCCCTCGACTCGCTCGACGACGAGGACAACACCGACGGCAACCAGTAACGGGCGGCAACCATCCGCGGTTTTGAGTACACATGCACGAGGTAACAGTTCATGCCTGACGGCGTCTGTGGCGCGGAGTGCGCCGACGGGACGCCCTGCCAGCATCCGGCCGGAAGTTGTCCCGTCCCGAGCCACTCGGACCCCGACGCCGACAACCACGGCCGTCCGGCTGCGTTTGACGACGAGTGGCGCCGTGAGGTCCTTTACGACGCAGTCGGCATCGGAATGAAGATCACGCACCAGGCCGGCATCGCCCAAGTCAGCGAGAATACGCTCCGCCGAGCACTGTGTTGTATCGACACGCCGAGCGACCCTGTGCTCACCGCAGATGAGCCGTGCGACTTTTGTAGGGGCTACGTGCGCGCGCACTCTGAGGGAGCGATGAAAACGCTCCAGAACTGTAAGGACGAGTTCATCGCCTCGGCGACGTTCGGCTACAAGAAGACCGAAGGCCGCGAGGTGACCGGTGCGGATGGCGGTCCGATTGCTGTCGAGTTCAACGAGACTGTCCACGACACCGACTGGGAGCCCCCCGCTGATACTGAATGAGCACGAACAGAGCGTCCGTCAGCGTCAATTACGACTGGACGAACTATCAGGCGTACGTCCGCGACGAGCTGGAGCGCGGCGACCACGATGTCGTCGTGCTGCGGACAGGCTACGGCGGCGGGAAATCCCGCTGCGGCGGCCAGTGGATCCACCGCGGAGCGATTGCTGATCGCGCCGGCGCGGGCGAGTCGCTCGTCCTCGCCCAAGACTACCAGAAGGGGAAGTCGACGACGTACTCGGTGTTCTTCAAGATCCTCCCCGGCGAGGATACCAACCCGTACAAGAACGGCGACCCTGAGAACTCACCGCTCATCGACACGTGGCACTCGAACGACAAGCGTCTGGTCTACGTCAGCGGTCACGTCGCGTGGCTCGGCGGTGCGGACAAGTGGAACCGGTTCGCTGGTGGCGAGTACTGCCGCATCTGGTGTGACGAGGTGGGGCACTACCCACCGACGACCGACCTGTACGACCTCCACGAGATGCTCGTCACGCGCCAGCGGACGGATCTCGGGCCAAACACGACGCTTTGGACGTCCACAGGGAACGGCTACAACCAGTTTTATGATATCACCGAGCGGCAGGTTGACAAGGACGGTGAGCCCCTCCCCTGGCGCGACCGTCTGCACGTCGTGACGGCATCGACGGAACAGAACACGCTCATGCCGGCCGACGGGCTTGAGAAGATTGTCCGCCAGTTCAAGGGCACACCCCGTGAACAGCAGGGGCTGCACGGTGGGTTCGCGGCCGCAGAGGGGCTCGTCTACTCGCAGTTTTCCCGCAAGCGACATGTGAAAGATCGGGCCTGGGTCGATCAACACGTCGACGAGGCGGCGACGCCCATCTACGGATATGACGCTGGGTGGGACCACCCGCGGGTGTTCGTGGAGTGGTGGCCTACCGTCCGGGACCGGTGGATAGCGACGGACCTCTACTATGAGAGTGGCCGCGAGTTCGAGCACCTGTGTGACCCACGTGACCAGTCGGGGTGGGTGTTCAATAACGACAAGCCCCGGACCACCGTCTACGCCGAGCACGAACCCGAGCACATCCGGAAGCTCCAGCGGGCCGGCTTCACCGTCCACAAGGCCAGCAAAAGTCTGGACGAAGGGATCCCACATCTGCGGGGGCTGCTCAAACCAAACGACCAGGGCGAGCCGGGCCTGCTGGTGAGCGTTGACTGTACCCATCTCATACAGGAGTTTCAAAGCTACAAAGAGGAACACGTCGGTGCTGGCGGTGACGTCCCCGATCACGCGCTTGATGCGAGCCGGTATTGCCTCTTCACACACAGCCGACGTGTTGGCCGCAGCAGTCACCAGGGCGACAGCGGCGGTATCTCGTTCCGGTGAGCGACGACACGACACGATACGCACACCTATGCACCAGACCCACACGACCTGCACGGCCTGCGGCGTCGAGTTGCACGACCACGAGCAAACGCGCGGGGTGTGCGATAGCTGTGCCCCGGCGTCGGAGGTCCAAAAATGACAGACACACACGGAGACCCCTCGTCGAGCACGGACACGGCCCGGGTGGGCATCAAGACCAGCCTCCTGGGTGCGGAGAAGGTGGCCGAGCGAATCGACGAGACCGACCAACTGAACGAGCGGTCGGTCGGGCAGACCATCGGCCAAGGGATTAGCCCGCCATACCCGCCAGAACAGCTCACCAGCCTCCTCGAGTTGAACGGCACGGTCGCGACCGGCGTCCAGAAGAAGTCCCGCCGGGAGGTTGGCTTTGGCTTCGACATCGTTGGTCACGACCGCGTGAGCGACCCGGCCCCGGAGCAACGCGAGCGGGTGGCGGACTTCTGGTACGGGCCGGATACTATCTGGAAGGTCGGCCCCACGGGCACGCCCACGGCCAGCCCAATTGAGGTCCTCCAGAAGGCCCGGAAAGACTTCCACACGGTCGGCTGGCTCGCGCTCGAACTGCTGTACGCTGGGGCCGATACCGAATTAGTTGGGATGGCCCACCTGCCGGCGGCCACTGTGCGTCTTAAGCGACACGAAGATGCCGACGACGACGAGCGGAAAGCTGGTCACGGATTCGTCCAGGAGTTAGACGGGCAGACCCGGTACTTTGCCGAGGCCGGCGACCGCCACAACACCACGCTCGACGGCGACCCCAACCCGATATACGTCGACAAGGAGGACGGCGAGGTGGTCGAGGGCGAGCCACCGGAGGACGTCCAGCCCGCGAACGAACTGCTGTTCGTCCGCAACAACCA